AAAAACACCATCTTTTACCCTATTATCCAACGAAACCTCATTTAAAATCTTATCTAGTATTCTTTTATTCATATTCTTAAACTGGAACCATCACTTTTTTCGATGGAAAAACAGGCGTTGTTGGTGAATCAACATAATCTGAACTTAAACCACCGGTTTTATCAATTATTGATTTTACATATTTCAACAAATCCAAAAAAGAATAAAATGGAGGAACTATAGTATGATGGCTTGCACCGCCCAATACATTTATTATATTATCAAATGCCCCCTTATAATTTCCTCCTAAAAACACACCATCTGAAATTTTAAATTTTGGTGGATTTAACTCAATAACATTAGCCGTAAACTCTCTTTGCACGCTTCTTGTTTTAAAATCTTTTTCAGTTGACTTTACTTTTGGAAATTTCTCTAAATATTTTAATAATTTATAGAATTTATACATTGATGTACCACCACGACTATCACTAAAAGTTTGCCAACCGGCGGGTTTAACCTCACCCGTTTCAGGATTAACTGATGGTACTTTAGAAAAAACTTTTACAGGTTTTTTTTTAGTATAATCTAAATTAGGAAATGATTTAGGGGGAATTTTATAAAAAGCAAATCTTTGATGTACAAGATATCTTTTTAATATATAATCGAAAATAACATCTCCTTCGAAATAGTAATGATAATAAGCAGATGGACCATAATTTTTCATCTTTACAATTACGTTATCAGTATCAAAATAAGAAACATAACCATCTTTTACTATTTTATTTAATTTCCCCGCCGTTAATATATCACTCATATACTATAAATATTCTCAGAAATCTCAAAGATTACGGATAAATCTGAACTACAGAGTCATATGAATCACCTGAATAGACTTTAACAGGAAATCTATTACCAATCTTCATAATCTTTATAATATCTCCAAGCACCGATGGTCCGTCATTTCTATAGAAATCGAACAATACAGAGTCATACGTGTATAGGATGGCTTTAGTCTTTTTATCCCTCAAATATTTATTTACCCACTGAACAGCAGACAACGCAGTTTCCGTTTCTGTGGCTTGAAGGATGTAATTGAACAATTTAGCAGGATTTGCGTCGTGTAAATGGTCCTTTGTAATCTTCCTTAAAAATACAGGTGTTAACACATAACCGTTCCTATTGAAGTATCCCCAATTTTCATCAATGAATTTTTTCAGGTTGTTGAGATATTTGATGTGTTCATACTTCTTTTCAACACCACCATACAACTGGCGCATCGTTATGCTTTTGATTTCTTCCATGTCATACTCCGTAACCTTCCTTTTGAAATATAACTCACCCAAATACTTGTAAATATCTTCATCAATACTCATGGGGAAGTTTACAAGGTTACAGATGATTCTTGGGTGGAACGCCGAATAATCAACTAACACCATCATACCATCTTCACCATGTCTTGAAACAAAACACTTTCTTACACCATTTTCTTTATTCAGAGCAGCGTAGTTTACGCCATCGAAGTGATTACTTGGTCTTCCTGTGCTGGTATAGACGTTATACTGACTATACACCAAACCATTAGGTTGTATTTTAGCATCAAAATGTTTGGAAAAACACTCAGCGTTAACATAAATTCCGTTCAATTCCATTTCCGCAAGAGTATCAATTACTATCTCATTCTCCATTTTGTATCCAGTATCAATAGTTTCTGTATCAATAGAGAAGAATTCATAACACAGACTTTCAAATACCTCTTTATGTTTCAGAATTGGCACAACATTGTTTAAATCGCCGTACCCTCTCTTTGTTCTATACACAAATTTATGTGCATTTGTCTCATAAGAGTATTTTTCTGCGATTCTACCATTTTCGATGTGGTTATATAGATTGAAGTCTAACAAATTTTTTACAGGTAAAAGTTGAATAAAGGATTTTTTATCAAAAACCCACTTTTTAATATCCAACTCATTCAATTCGTCTATGAAAACTGATTTATCGGTGTATTTCAAGTCAGGGTGGCCGAATCCAAAAATGTCGGTTTTCATACTAACCGTATCTTTTATAAAAACAGCAGAAATATCCGTGGCACAAGGATGAAGGGATTCATCGGAAGAAATTGCCCAGAGGATGATTGGATTTTTATAATCTAACACAATGGACATAATAGAAGTCCAAAGTCAAATTGTCAATCCGTTTAGTTTTTATGTTATGTTAACACCAGGCGAAACTGGTGGAGTAAAAACTGGTGGAGTATTAGGAACAGGTGTTGAATCTGTGTTCGTAGTATCCCTTACCCACCCATTATCATTTGGTGTATTAGAATCTGTGATTGGGCCTCTCAATCGGCGTTTAACGTAAGCACGAAGAGGCAATGGTTGAGCACGAATTGTGGTTTCCCAATTACCAGCCTCAAGTGTTTGATGAACGTCGGTTATACGGAATACGATATTTCTGTCACTGTATGGTTCTGGTAAGTTCTTAATAACAAAATATTGGAATGTTCTAAGGCCACCAATGCCTAAAATTACCAACTCAAGAATAATATTAGGTTGAACAGCACAATATCTACCATTACTTTCTTCATCACCATCATTAAGCATCATCCTCAATAACTGCTGGTCTGGTAATACCAATTTAACTACGTTTGGTTTTTCGTCGGAACCACCATCTGTTACTAATGACATTTGTAATGAGGGGTCGTTTGTTTCATTACTTATTGTCTGAACCTTTTTTACCATATCTCTATGTTCTTGGTGAGAACTAATTCTTTTAGCTAATTCGGCCCCTGGGTCACCACTTGTTTTTTGTTGATGTGGGCCTATCACCGCGTCACGAAACACATAATCTAAAACATCGTTTTTATCCAAATATTTATACTTTGAATCTTTATTGTTAACCTCTCCGAAAATTGTTCTTGTAGCCTGCGCGTCAGCAAGCTGTGGTTTGAATTTTATAGATTTGATAATGCTATCAGCATCATAATAATCAAAAGAATACACTGTTTTTGCTACGGGGTCGTTACTATCGGCACCGTTGCTATCAATACTATGGTCTAAAGCATATTTTCCTATATATTTTCTATCTGTGATTGTCATTGCAGCACCAGCATCAACCAATGCCAATTCCCAAAATCCATCAACAGCATCTTGCATTCTCTTAAAAAGGTAAGTATAAATATCAGGATAACTAGACGACTTAGAGCCCTGTTCATCTATAGCTTCTTTAAAAAGGTCATATCTTATATAAATGTTCGACAATAAACCAGAACGGTCCTTTTCTACTTTATTTTTTCTCAATCCCCTATACGTTTCAGGCAACTCTTGAGTAACATCCGATGGAAAAGCAAAACCAGCAGGACTATTTCCTCCATATTTATATCTATAATAGTTTATAACCCCATCAATATCATTTCTATAACAGGTTGATATACCTTGATAAAAAGTTTTAGCTAAAACCTTGTTAGGTATTTGAGATTTATCATTTCTATTGAAACTTATTGGGGCAACGTATTGTTCTTGATATTGGTGGTCTTTAGCATTAGTCTGTTGACCTATGGTACCCCACTGAAATTTAGGTGAATTAGAATTTGGTATCAAAACACGGGGGTCACAAGAAATTATATTTGGATGAGCGCCTATAACTGTATTTTGAATATCAACATAATATGCGTTTTGTTTTTTTCCAGCCCCACTATCCAACGCAGAAAAATAATTTAGAATCTGACATATCATCCCCATATTAATCCAAATGTTAGTCGGACTTTCAGCTCCCATTTTATAATCCCAATCTTTATTCTTCGGCCATCCTAACGCAGGATTCATTGTATTGTCTCTTCCGGAGAACAGTCCGTAAATGTATGGACGCCTCATTATTTTTACTTCTGATGTCCCATCGTTTTGTAAAGGTGTGAGAATATCATACCACGATTTACCACCAGTAACACTAGTTCCAACCAATGTAGCTTTTTCTCCTTCAACATTTGGAGTACTCACAAGGGTTCTGAGACTTTTTGCCGCATCGTCTTTTGTAAAAAAATCTTTTATAGATTGAAATATATCGCCTCCTTCATCTTTTGATTTACCTTTACCATCCGATATAGACAATGCGTAATCTTTTGCAATGCCAGAATAAAGTCGGTCTTTAGATGTTATTTCTGTAGAACAAATGATTTTATTACCTTCGATACTCCAGTTAAAATTTGTAACAATTCCATAAAGAACATCATAATTTCCATTAGAATGCAAGATGTTGTTAAAATAAAGAGGATAAGCATTATCCCATAATTCGCACATCTTATTTATGTTAGGAAGGTCAATAAGGGATTTTACGTTATAATGGTTCCATCCCCACTCTAATGTACAAGTTATACCTGGTACCAAAAAGTATGGTGTCATATAAACGAGCTGTTTCCAGGAAAAACACACCCACTCTATTGTAGCTCTCCTAAAAAGTTCCTTTTGAACAAGTACTTCAATTTTTGAAATTTCAGGAGGTGGCACATGAATTGGATAATTCACAGGTTCATTTGTTGGGGTTGTTAAAGAATTTTCAATTACATGTTCTTCACCACTTGGCGTATATCCAATAACCTGATATTTTGAACCTCCGGGTGATGTTGGTGGTTTAAACCCATACGTCTGATAAAATCCTTTACCACTAAACAATACAAATCTTTCCTTTGGTGGTTTGGTTTTTGGATGGCCCGCACCATTTGAACACAGTCTAACCCAAGAAACCATCGGCCCTCTATAGGATTTCCAACTACTGTTTCCTGAACTATCAATGTCCCAATTAGCCTGTTCGTTTTGAACGAACTTATAACTTCGGTTTATTTTCCTTCTATTCAATTCCTCTTGAATTTCTTGAGGAATGTTACAGGGTTGCCATGGAACGATTGGTGCGGGCATATAACTTATTGAGAATTTATACTGTTAAACTGAACCAAAATATTATTGATGTTAGCTGGTATCCTTATTTGAAGACCTGACGGTACACTCATTTTTCCTTTACCAAGATTGTTAGCTAATGCTATGACCCACCACAATGTAGGGTCTTTATAATACCTATAAGCAAGAGTATCTAAGTAGTCTGTTTCATTTGTTATAATTATAGCATCGTCCTGATTTGGTTCTATAATAGGATATCGAGTAGTAAGATAGACTCTCTTACCGTCCCATCTTTGAACTACTGGCGTTGATTCATACCTTTTCATATTTTATGTTATTGGAGTGTAGGGAACTATTATCGCTGGTGCTGGAACCTGCTGTACAGGTGGAAGCACAGGCGATTCAAGTTGTGGAACACCATTAGCATCATTACCGGATTTACTAGGTGTCTTGGTCGGGTCGTTTATAGGATATGTCTGACCGCCTCTATTGATACCTTGTGTTGCTCTTGGAAGTGTTTGTATATTTGGACCAGGAGTTTGTGTGCTCGGATTTGGTGTTATGGCAGGCATATTCCATTCAACAAATCCCTTATGTAAATCGGTAATATCAGGTAAAAATTCAACACTCGTATCAGTGTAAAATTCTTTGTTACCTTCGTCGGTTCTTGGTTGGTGGCCAAAATTAGAACCACCAACAATGGCTCTTTCTTTTTCAAGTAAGTTACAAACCACGGCTATTTCACATTCTCTCGGAAGCTGTCCGTAATTTTTCTTAACCTGTGGGGATGTGATAAGACCGTTCAAATAACTCCACCCAAATCTTGAATTATCTTCGTTTAGTGTTTCCCAAGAAGCATCTTCTGGAATGTTAACCGTAATTGACGTAATTACAATTGGTTGAAACTTGTATAAATCACCAATAGTCAACATAAACATAGGTGGAACAATAAACCTGTTAAATTTCTGATTCTGTTGCTGACCTGTAGTATAATTAGATGGTTTAACCGCGCTAACCATATAATTGATTTTCTTCCAAGAAGGCATCAACTCAGTCACGCTATTAATCACCACATTAAATGAAAAATTGAGTGTTCTACTGAACCCGTTGTATGAATACAATTGGTCGGCACGACCAATGAAACGAAGTTCATCCCAGAACGCTGTAGCACCTTCTGATATTCCTTTAACTGTGGCTCGAAATGGTATATATTTTTCGTTGACTACATCATAGAAATAGAAAGCTATCAAATCATCTTCATACGGCCTCCATCCTAATACCTTCCAATCACTATAGATACTGGCTATAGATGAATTATCACCGGTTATCTTTTTATCCTTACCAAGAACACCCAAAGAGTTCATACCATCGGATGCAAATGATGTTGCCATTCTAATAGTATCCTTTGATTCTTTTGCTACTGATATATCTAGTGCTTTTGGTTTATTACTGACTGTATTGTATTCACCATTTACAAAAGTATTATCAAGTGTTTGTTTTGATTTTGCTGTCCAATTGTCATATTTGATGTATGTGTTACTACCACCACCACTAGGTAACAAGAATGAGGATGGCGATTGTATAACAGAATATAGACCCGTTGCATTAATTTTGTTGACAATCTTTTGAAGACCAGCGTTTAACTTATCAGTTCTATCTTTATCAGCAACTTTTGTCGGATAATTATTTTTTTCATTCAGATAATAACTGTATTGAACCAACACATCCGAATTGGTGAATGTATCATCGGATGGGGCTGGTCCTACAGCCTTTCCATACTTGTCACCATCTTTAACGTCATAACCGGTAGGTTTTCCATTAATCGTTTCACCTTTTAGACCAGAATCCATCGGTATTGGTTTGAAGGTGCCATCCGGGTTTGATAACCATATTACCCTACTTAGAGCTTGATTACCGCCTGGAGACGCACCAAGACCATTTAATAGGGAACTAGCACCACCAAGTAGGCTGCCTATTGGATTCGCAGCAAACGACGTTACAGCGTTAATTGCAGTATTAAGACCCGAAAGAACGCTTGGTGTTGTAGAAACCGGAGCGCCACCTGTAGTAGTTATCTTTGAACTAGGATGCCACGCCTGTTTTGGCATTTTATAACTCAACGCCATCATTAATTGGGTAGCTTCATCAGCTCTTACTTGTGTACCAGATGGTTGTCTAACTTTTGTTATTCCAAACATCTGTCCAGCAGCCGCACCCATTGCTGACACCATCGAACTTAAACCAGCACCCAATCCTCCACCAGCACTAACCTGTGTATCGGAAACTGGCCACTTCATTTGAAGTTGCGCTTTTCCTTTACCTGCGGTGCCACCACGAATTAAACCTTTACCTTGACCTTTATTATCTTTTGGTAAAGCAGAATCTCCAACCGTGCTACTTGGTGTCTGAAACCCACTCTGTAAATTAATACCTACCGTTGATGTTACCGAACCTGCTAATCCAAGCAAACCACCTTCAATATGTCTTATAGGCATATTTCCTATACCCAAAGTCATTGGCGCAACAGTAGCTAATATAGGTGATAGTGGGTTGTATATTCTCGTTTCATCAAATGGTGCCAATCTTTGAACCGCAGCTTGGGTAATTAGGAATTGAACACCCCACGATGAAATTAAAAATTTCGATACTCTAACTACATCGTTAAGTGTACCTGGTGTTATTTGTGCTATCTGTGCTAATCCTTGAACACTTACTGGTAAATTAGCAAATGTAGAATTTTGAGCTTCATCAATATATGTGTAAACGAACGGTTGTTTATTTGATAGAATTGGAGACAAAATACTATCGTGATAATTAGTGAAGGGACTAAACTGGTGATAGTAATAACTAGAATTTGCTCGAAGCAACTTTTCTATATCACCAGGCTGTGACTTACCAACAGGATAATTTGGTGGTACATTAGGAACCTTGGGAGGAAACCCTGAGAGTTTGATTACTTGTGTTGCTGGATTTGGCATATATTAATAAGTATTAAACAAGGTTTCCAGTAAACGTCATTCTTCTTGCCATATTAGAATCTAATTTCTGAGAATCTAAATATACATTGGCTGTTAGAACGCCATTTTTCATGTCTGTGCGCAAAGAATTAATAGCGTCAACAATTTCAGTTATCTTCTTTGCTAATACGTCGGTGACGGTGGTGGTGTTATCTGACTCTCTAGAAACTCGCTTAACATCTACTTCCGGTTTGGCTCTTTCAGCGTTTGCCGTAGCCCTTGCTTCAGGAGTTACATTTACACCAATATCCTTGTTTCCGAACATCTTTGATACAAATGGTATCTTTTTAATAAGTTCCCAAGCCATCTTATATGGGAAAAGTAAAGCATCCAATATAGCTCCACTTACGGTTTTTATTCCATTCAAAATATTTGAACCAAGTTTGCTTCCAAAAAGGTCCGATATATATGCGCCGATTTGTTTGATACTTCCCCAAGCAGCCTTATATGGAAATAATAGAGCATTCAATAGCATTCCACCTACTGCTTTAATTCCTTCAACGATTCCTAATCCAAGTTCCGATGGAGACTTGCCACAAAGTTTTTTCCATATCCATTTAGCTGCATCAACAAACGGGCCGAGTAACGTATCATAAATTGCCAATGCTACCGCTTTAATACCAAACCATATAGCTTTGCCAACTCCCTTCCACGTTCCGTCCAGTTCTTTTGAAATACCCGAAAATCTCTTAAACAAATTAACAATGAACATAATAGCAGTTATCACCCAACCGATAGGAGTTAACCACTTTCCAAAAAAGATTCCAATTCTACCTATCCATCCAGCAATAGGAACAAGAGTTTTAAGTCCCGCAAAAAGTTTAGCTACAGACGGGAATATCTTACCAAGCCAACCAAAAAGTTTAACAAAAGGACTTATAATTAATTTTCCAAAATTAATTATAGGAGTAATTATAGATTTGAAAAATGCACCCACCGGTTTCAAAACAGCACTAATTCTAGTAAAGAGAGGTAATATCTTACTAGCATAAACCGACATAAGTTTTATATCGGCTACTATCGCTCTAACAAGAGGAACAATGAATTTAATAATCGCAAATGTCCCAGTAGCCATCCCCAATATTGTATCAAAATGGTCTGCTATAAACTTCAAAGTCACATCAATGATTGGTAAAAACTTTTCAGATAATCGCATCATTATTGATTGCCAAGAATTTGCTATGTTTTTAATTCTTGTCTGATTACCTTCTTGTCTCAAAGTTTCTTCCGCAATTTTGGCATAATCTTTAACCTGATTTGCGCTCGATTCCTCCATTTGTCTATAAAGGTCATATTGTTTCTTTTGTTCAGGAGTCATGGCCTTTAACATGTTTTGTCTTTCTCTCTCTGCTTGCGCCATGTTGGCTAATTCACCGGCCTCTTTGCCAAGTGCTGCAGCAACCGCCTTTTGTTGGAACGGGTCAAGATTTTCAAAATCGGTTTCTTTAATAATATTGAGAATTTCCTTGTTTAATCCTCTAATGTCTTTATTGTAAGCCAATTCACGAGCTTTTTGAAGATTCATGGATTTTCCAAGCAAAACACTGGCTTCCATTTCATCTTTAACGTTCTGAGTAAAGTTCAACAAACCACCAGCAGTCTTTGTAGCAGATTCTATACTAGTTCCCATCCTTCTAGCTTCTACGGCAGTTTTTATCATTGCTACACTCGACCTTGTGATAAATTGGTACGCGGTTTTTGTAGCAGTACTAATATCACTCATCACATCTTTTAGTGGAGTACCGGCAGCCTCAGATAGAGCAGTAGCAAATAATACCGTGTCCTTTTGCGCTGATGCAGACGACCTACCAGCTATACCTAAATTCCTATACAACTCAGCGGTAGAATAAGCACTAATACCCAACTGAGCTGACATTATGGATATATTTTTTACTAAATCAGGAGTAATTGATAAAGATGAAAATAATTGAGTTGAAATACCGACAACAGCATCATAAGCATCTTTACCTGATACTCCAATTTTAGCAAATTCTACGGCTACCGACCTAGCCATAGTGTCTATATCTCCCGTAAACTTTCTTGTGAACCACAACTCTTTACGGAACTCCATAGCAGACACATCCAACTGATTAAATATATCAACTATATCTGATAATATTTTAGCTGTTATTATTACAAACCTCACAGCTACACTTTCGGTACTTTTCCACAATGAATTAATTTCTTTACTGAATTCCACCATTTTTCCTAACCCGGATTTATTGGCTAACATTATTGCTGCACTTGATAGAGCCTGAGCATTTTGTGCGGCCTGATTTTCCCGTATATAATCTCTCTGTAATTCAAATATTTTCTTTTCTGCCGCTACCCAATCTCTTCTACTAAAAACTCCAGCGGCAAGTTTATCATTGATCTTTTTTAACTGTTCATTAATACCCCCTTGTAACTTAAAACTTCTATATTCTTCTGTCGTTTTGTCTTTTACAGCCTTTCCTATTTTTTTCTGAATACTTAAATTCATTAAGTCCAACGCATCTCTGTTGGCCTTTGTAGTCACTTGCTTTGCGATCATCTCATATATTTGTTTATGAATATTAAGATTCTCCTTCAAGATCTCTGTTTCTGAATTTATTGGTGATGATGGCATATTGATATATTATTTACACACTGATTATAAATAGTATCAAAAGGAGGGATTTAGAAAGGTTTGTATGCAAAAGGTCTAGCAGGAGTTTTCTTTTGAACCACATTGTCCTGTGGATTTTCTTCGCCTGCCTTGCTTTCTCTCTCTTTTTGTTCTATTAACATTTTTAGATAGAAATACCGCAAAGTAACAGGCATTGAGTATGCCTCATCGTGAGTGATACCACCATTGGTACCGTAAATTAGATTGAAAATCTCCGTATGGACCCTAAGTTTATCCTCAGGCGTCAAGGTCAGGGAATAGAAAGGAAGCGCCCAATGGCACATCAATCCTCCTTTCAAAATCACATCCAGAACATTTAAAATTAAACATCATATCAACATCAGGATTGTGTTCCCTCATATGTCTTCTAAGAGCCAGACTGTCTCTAGCTGAGAGTTTTTCTTCTACGAATCTTCGGACACCAGCCCTATCGGGATTGCCGTCAATAGAAGTAAGAACATACTTCATCCTAGTTGTTACTTCTGCTGTATTTTCTTTTGAAATCTTTTTAATCTGATTTAATTCAGCATCAATAGATGATTCATCTATTTGATTAAGCAACTTATATGTGACGGTTACACCCGATGTTAGTAACTTGAATGAGAAACTGTTTTGACCCCGTGGGTGTGTAGTGAAATCGAATGTTTTGTATGAAAGTTCGGCCAAATTGATTTTTACTCTATTATTTTCTCCACAATTAGGACATGTCACACTAACATTATAATCGTCACCATAAGCAAGACGACGAATGGCTATAAATATAGCATTTTTATCGGGAATAAGAATATCTTCGATACGAATTGACTTGTTTACAACTACAGATTCCATCAATTTATCAAGAACTTTACCCTTTTTAATTAGTTCTTGGTTAGCAAGTAAATCTTCTTCTCTTGCTGTCATTTGTTTTATTTCTATTTCACCTGATGCTAATGGGCTTGTTTCTGGATAAAACCACCCTTTAGTTGGGAGTGGAATAACTTCTGATGGATATTTATTATCTTTCGGTTGTGGAACGTCGGATGCTGCCTTAACAACGAAGTCTGGGACATTTACAGTGGGACGCCTAATTGGAATTTGATTGTTGTTTTCTGTCATAACTATATTAGCCTTTCATGGAGATATATAGTAAGTCAGTTAGATTTTTGGATTTTTTAATCATCCTCATTACCGTAGAACATTTCTAATGCTTTTCTTTCGCTTTCTGTTAAGCCATAAGGAATTAGATTACCACCTGACTTTCTAACAGGACTATCTTGTTTCACACTACTATACACACTCTCTGGAATTTTATTCTTCTCAGCAATTAACTTTTCCTGTTCATCTTCATAGGAAATTTCTCTAATAGCTTCCTTAACACCATCACGTATTACCTCAGATGTTATATTTCTACCTGTGACTTTTACTTCAATCTTATCTGATGTAACAGTTGGTTTTCTGAAATATTTTAAACAAAGATACACACCACCCACAAGAACAATAAGTTCCAGTAGAATACCGGCTATTATTAAAAGGAGTATAACCATTAACTAAGAGCTGTAATTGAATTATCAGGATGAGCTATTTGTTGATTTATTGCGTCCAATTCTTGTCTTTTGGCAGGAAGTTCATCTTTCCTCTTTCTCAAAATGTCCGACTGTTTCCATTTTAAATCTTTACCCAGACCATCTAAATCTCTCTCAGTTTGTTGTTTTTGTTTTACCAAATCCTGTTTCTTTTTCAGTTGGTCAGACCTTTGTTGTGCTGGTGATGCTTTTTTATCAAGAGAAGTTGCCATACTTGTAGTAGAAGTATCTAATGTGTCACTCATATCAGAAGAATAATCCTCATCCATTATTTCTCTTAATATTTCATGAACCAATTTTGTGATATTTTCTTTGAATGCGGTGGAGGGAACTCTTGCTTGTGGAACTGTTATTGGTTGATTTCTACCTCTTGATACAGCAGGCATTTCTTCTGATGACTTCTCTACGTTAGGTGAAGCAACCTGATAACCTTGTTTAAATTTGGATGATATAAGTGTATATAATCCGATATCAAACCAACCAAATATAAGGCGGAAGAATGTTTTCTTTTTATCATCGGTGTATAACGAAGAACCCAAATATTGACGAATGTTTTGCGTAGAAATCGGATGTCCATCAACTTTAGTATCATCTATTATCAATACATATCCGTGTTCTTTGAGTGGTTTCATAGAATCTTCGTTACCTTTATATGGCTGAAAATAATTGAGTGTTCCATCACCTTCCACCCAAATTTCTTTATCTTGTTCAGGAGTGGGAGTAACAGCTAGTTCATTAAGTCCAGGAGTTTGTTTATCTATTTCCTGTCCAAATTTAATCTGACTACTTTTTACTTTCCTTTTGGATATTTTATCTGTTTCTATCTGATTCAAAGCAAATACTACGCCTGTGTGACCGGACGAAAACTTGTGAAAAATTTCATCGGGTTGCTTCCAATCTTGTATTCTTTGTATGTTACTAGCAGGAACACCATGCCTTACCAAGATTTGTTCCTTGTCTCCAGCATTTAACGGTGCCTCTGGTGTTGGTGTCCTGTCAGTAATTGTAACAAAAGTATCTGGACCTACTACCTGTCTCAATCTTTTGTATGATTCAAAATGTGCTTTAGTTGGTGGTTGAAAATTACCTGGGTAAATGCCTATTAGTTTCATATATTATGTTTGTTCTGATGGTTGGCTTCTTTGTAACTTCCACATAAGATGAACAGCTCTTGCAGCCAATTCTTTTGTTTTGAACTGATTTCTTTTGTCTTTTTTTATAGGAACATCGTCGTGTTTCGTAGGTCCTTTTATCAATGATACTTCATAATAACCTGGTTCTGTAGTTATCACGCCTATTAATATAGTACCGTAATAAACGTCTATAGGCATACCAAAACCATCCCCTCTTTTCATCCAATTAAAATCTTTGAACTTGAATGTGCTCTCTTTGAAAGGTTTCTTTCCTGTCAGTCGTGGGTCATTAAGAGGGTCCCGTTCAAGTTGAACGTCACTATAATCACTTACTGCGCCGTGACCATATCCACCAAAAGAAGTTTTCCCTGTGTACACCTGATTGTTGGAAATTCTACTAACAGAAGATTTTACTTCATTTAATATCTCTCTGACCAAGATTTTAAGTTCAGACCGTTTCATTGTAAGTATAAATATTGAAGTATCCCCCATAACAACAAAAATCCCCAGCCATTGCTGACTGAGGATTTTGTAATAAATAAAGGATGATTTGGTAAGTATAATTAATACTGTAGAATTGCGTAATCGTAACTAACTGTGATGTTAACTGATAGTGGGTCGCCGGTGTTAGTCCAGTCAACCGCCTGAAAATCGCCATTGGTGACAAATGCGCCTATAAGCGTCCATTCTTCGACTTTATCACCCACAGGACCAAGAACATTGACGGTGATGTTTTTCTTATAGAAATCCATATATCCGTCACGACCCGTCACCGATTCGTGTGATAGACGAATCCATTCCATTACCGCCTGTGCGCCGGAAGGAACAATAGCATCGTAAAGCTCCATGGCAACTTCTTGCCAAATAGACTTACCTTTGTAGTATCTTTGAAGGTTGATATGGTCCAATGCTTTACGCTCTTGGACAATCTTAGGTCTGTCGGTTTTTCTTAGTAAAAATGATGGAATACCATCAATGTACATAATGAAACGGTTTTGAGTTTTTGGCTCATATGCCGTCCAAAAAATTTCGTTGCTGTTTAGTAAGTCTGCCATATAAAATCATCCTTTGTTGATGTTACTTATAAATAGTATCAAGTTATTCTTTTTTATCCTTTTTTTCAATATTCTCTTTTAATACACCACTATCATAATCTCTAAGAAATCCTGTTATTCCATTTTCATAACATTTTTCTATACCTCTAAGTGTTATTACCACGCTTTCCGGGTTATCTTTTAAATACTCTAATGGGTCATCATAGTGAAATAC